CGATGAAAGTCATTGCACCATAGATACGATGACCATTGTATTGACTGTGACCTGTGTTGTATGGTAATGTAAGTATACTAGCATATCGCGATCCAACGATGGAATCTATTGCATTCTCATAATGCTCAACTCCATCAACAACGATTAGATGCTGGATGTTTTTGTATGTTTGATTGTCAACAGAGCGAACTGCATCAGCTAGTTGTGCAGAACCTGTTGTTGGTGTAATGACTGTGATCAATGGGTTCATAATATAATTGAGTTAGTTACTGACCTGGCGTATCTCGTTTGTATCGCTTGACTAGCAAGTCTGTGCCCTCTTGCCCAGCGCCAGCTGGTGGCAGAATGTCTGGATTAGGAGACTTCTTTTCTTCATGCACACTCTTATGTAGTTGAACTCCAGTGACTTTCTGGACCATATCCCAAGCATCTTTTGTTCGCTTGTTCTTCACATGATCATCAAATTTCTTCTTCTGATCTGGTGTAGCTTTTTGCTTGAATTTGATAAGCTCCATGATGCCGATGTTACCAGCATAAGCGGCTTCTTTGACAAGTTCTTTGAATGACTGCATTACTCGCCTCGCGTCAATGTTAGTATTTTTTGTATTTGTGCTTCTATCATTGGACCACGATTCGGCCATTTGATGACAGGCTGATCCGCAGTCTTCAATAATTTTGTCAGGAAAGGAATGATCAACTTTTCCAAGTCTTTCATTCTTTTCTTGTATTGTTCTACGGTTTCATCTTTCTCAGCAATAACAGCGGTGAAGTCTTCATCTTCTTGGGCACTGAATCCAAAGTCTTCATCACCATATTCTTCCATGATTTTGGTCAGATCAAACTTTTTCATTTGTCCCACGCTTTCTGGGCGGTGAAGTTGGCATGGCTGAATTCAAGTCTGTCAACTAGCTTGACTGCATTACCTTTCAGTCTATCAACAGCAACAAAGCCTTCAGGATTTGTAACTTTGAATCCAGTATCAGTACGCAAGAATGCACCGGTGACTTGACGCATCTGTTGTAATTTCTTGATGATTATGTTCTTTGAATCAACGATCATGTTCATGATATCAAAAATCTTCACAAGCTCGGCAAAGTTGCTTCTGTAGAATCGCATGATCTCATTCTTTTCAGCCTGGCGCTTCAGCTTTGTGTCTTCTCTCTTAGCGGCAATGATCTCTTTATTGAGCTTGTCTTCAATCCATTTCAACAGTCCTTTTGCATGTTCCGTTGTATCTTTGATGTGTTCGCCGGAACGAACTTTAGTGTTGTTGTATGTCTTGATCTGCACATTGAATATTTCAGAAGTAGCAATACGATTCAGTGTCATGCTATTGGTTCTCTGAAATAATGAGCCTGCTTGAGATAGTATGGCTGTGATTTCTTTAGTCTCTTTTTCGGTAAATGTTACTGTACCAGATGCATCAACAAAATATGCATCACGGAACCAAACGTCTTTAGTTGCTTTCATTCTACCGATATCAATGTTGAATGAAGACTTCAAATCTGCAATTGTTTTTCCTGTGTATGCTGTATGAAACACGATACCCATGTGTGCAGCCAACATAGACTTAGCAAGTGCAGAGTCTTCAGGAACTGCATACACAATTGTGTTTGGCTGAAATGTCACATACTTGACACCATCAATGGTTGCTTTCTTGATATCACCTTTAGCAAACATCATATCACCTTGCAGAATGCCATCAATACCAATCTTAGGCAAGTATGCTAGTGCAACTTTCAGTTTCTTATTCAGACCTTCACCTGGATGATTCCTATCAATATCATCATCTGTGTAGTTTAGCTTTGCATCCTTGTTGAAGATACCCTTTGTAGCCACAAAGAATTTACCATTCTCAGGATTAGTGCCAGCAAATACAGCAGGTGCACCATCCCACTTTGTGGTGATGTTTACCTTACCATCTGAGTTGCCAGCAAGCATGTCTCTTAGTGATCGCAAAAAGTTGATTGCATCCCTCGCGCCAGCTACACCACGATTTAGAACTTCTTCCTCAATATGCTCTAGGTGAACGTTCTTGCCTTCTTTTGAGGCCTCTGTTAGGAATTCTTTGAATTTCATATTTCTTTTGCCTTGGATCCAAGCAGTCGCTTGGGCATAATCAACACACGAACACCACTATATGTTTTACCTTTAGACTCATAGTTACGACCGGAAGAGTATCTAGCTCCAATGATCGCAGTGTAGTCATCTTTTTTGAAGTCTGCAATATCTGGATTATATACCGCATGAGCAGAAAAATCTAACACATGTTTCTCACCAGTTTTTCTAAACACAGCATCACCCTGACCGATAAGATGGATGTTGTCTATGCCAAACTGTGATGCGCCATAAAGTGGACCATATATCGCTTTACCAATCAAATTTTTATCTTTAATTGTTCTGTAGAATCGTTCTTTGCCACCAACAACAGCTTCATGAAATCCTGTCAGTGTGTCCAAGAATCCCATGACAGTATTATCTTTAGATATTGCACCTGCTTTGGCACCATCAGCTTTTGATGTAATACCACTGTATTGCTGAAATCCACTAGCATCTTTACCCATCTTGTGAGATATGAAACACACATCTTTGAATTTTTTAGATTTTGCGTCATATGTCACTAAGGCAATATCAGCCTTGGGTGTTCCCTCAACTTTGTTCGCACCATAAATGTCCTTGAATACATGTTTTCCAGCTTGCACTGTAATAGGTTTGCCGACTTTCATAATATAACCGTTGATTTGTTGCAAAACAGCCAATTCACCACGCTCAGTTGGAGTTGGTGAATATAGATTATATGTTTTGTCGAGGTCTTTGAACTTATGTAAAAGCCCATGAACTTTCGCTGATCCTGCCATGTAAACTCCAATGTTTTATTGGATATTTATACACGAACACCTTCAAACTTTGAGTTGAATTTACGCTCACGATTACCAAAGGTATTGATGGGCTTGTCATCAACTTGACCAGAATCTATGATGTTCTGTGCAATATCCTCAACATCATACAGCCTCATCTTGGATTTGTCAACACCAATCACAAACTTCTTATTCTCGTTAGGATCACTGTACCGATTCTTGAGTTGTTTCACCATGATCTGATTCAGTTGGTGCAATTCTTCTGTACTGATCAACGCAAACATAAAGTCAGCAGTCGCAGGCAAACCAAATGATTCCGAGGTATCTTCAAGGCCAACGTCTGAGTTACTGAAACCACTTCGCGTGGTCTGTGTCGCAGAAACGATGGGCACATTGAATTCAACTGCAAGGCCACGCAACTCTTCAGCAATCGCTTTGATGTATGTGTATGAGTTTACACTTGCGCCCATCTTCATTCTAGAAGAACAGCAGATATTCAGATAGTCAATGAAGATGATCTTTGGTCGGAAGTTCTTTTTCAGGTGCAACTCATTCAACAGTGAACGAAAGTGCATTGATCCAGCAGCCGCAGTTGGATATTCTTTAATGACCAACTTACCCTGTGCTTTGTTTTGAACAGCTTTGAATCTGCGAACATAATCTTCTTTACTGATAACATGAAGATCATTGATTGAGATGTTCAATAGATTTGCATCAATTCTTTCAGCAATCTTTTCTTCGGACATTTCCATGGTGATGTACAACACATCAGTGCCAGCCGAGATGCAACCAGCAGCAACGTGACACATGAACAAACTCTTACCAACACCAGTGCCAGCAAGTGCGATGTTCAGTGTTTTGTTAGGCAAACCACCCTTGGTGATTTTGTTGAAGTAATCCAGATCAAACGGAACACGCTCTTCTTTTCTGTGATAGAATTCAAAGCGGCTTTCATAATCATGAATGTAATCATGGCCAACGTTTTGATCAAATGACACACCTAAGGCATCAGCAAGAATCTTAGGAATCTCACCTTTGCCTTTGGTGCTTTTCTTATCATCAAGAATCGTGACCGATTCCATGATAGCATTGTAGATTGCTTTGTCTTGACAAAACTTCTCTGTCTGATCAGTCAACCAATCAATGTTGGTTTCTTCATTACGTTGCTCATGGATTTCATTCAGCAATTCAATTGCGCCACGAACCTGCTCTTCGGTATGACTCTTGCCTTCAGTCAGATTGATAATCAATGCTTCGTGTGTAGGCAAATTCTTGTACTTGTCCAGAAACTCACGAACTTCATTGAATATAAGTTTCTCTACATTATCAGAGAAGTATTCCTCTTGAATGAAAGGTATTGTTTTTCTGGTAAAGTCTTCATTATAAATCAGACTCTTCAGAATAGATTTTTCTAGGCGATTCAATTTGTGTTTCCGATAAAATAATTTGAGAGAGGATGTCACCTAACATTGTAACAAATTCCTCACTATTTTCTAAGTCTTTTTTGTTGTGATTACCAGGTTTGACAACTTGATAACCAAACTTGAGTCTGGCACCCATGCCAACTTCTTCTATGCTGGCATTAGTATAATAATAAATGACATTCTCATACTCTGGTCGGAGTATGAGAATACCAGTCAAATCGCTATCCTCAAAGTCGTGGAAGGAAAAGTCCTTCCCGACCTCAATTGACTTCGGCGCTCTCCAGAACAGGAGTTTCTGCCAAAAGGCTTCCGTAAGCAATCCCATATTTACCTTTCACATAATCTTTGAATTTAGTATCAGCTAACAGTGGTTCCCAATACTCTGCATTATCCGTGTCTGCCAAACGCTTTTTATCACCTAATTCACCAGTCTCCTGGTCAACCTTTGCATACCATCCATTGCTTGGCTTCTGCACAAAGTTACCTTCAAGTGCAATATCCATCAAGCCTGAATATTTCTGAATACCACCCTCAAAAGTGACTAAGAAAGGAAATTTAGATTTTTCACGGACGAATCTAGACTTTTCAATGTTGATAGTAAAATTATATCCTACCAAATCTGATCCTTCTTTCTCTTGCGCTTTACCGATAATGAATACCTGATTAGCGGAATACATTCCACCAGTGCCACCACTCATAACAGATTTGGAATACAATTCCATAGTTTGGTATGTGTGATTTACAGCAATACAAGGAATGTCTTTAGTTGTCAGATGCGGAGTAACAATTCTCCATAATGATTTCATCACGCGAGCCCGAGTCATGTCAGCCACTGATTTACCATCAAGAGCATCTTCAACCTCTTTTTTGGATGCCAGGTTACCAACAGAATCTATAAAGATAACAACTTTATCGCCGCGCTCAAGTGCTTCAAGTCGCTTTGATAAATCAAACTTGAGATGTTCAAGATGCTCAATTGGTATATGCAACACCCGTCCAGTGTCTATACCATTCGTTTTGATATATTCTGGTGTGATTCCGAATTCGGAATCATAAAATAAACATATAGAATCCTTGTGGTAATCCATATATGCTTTCACCATCACTAATCCCAAAAGCGACTTGAAGTGGCGAGATGGACCAGCTAAAAAACTTAGACCGGAACTTAGACCACCGTCAACCTCAGAAGACAGTGCGATGTTGATAATGGGAACACTTGTTGCGACACATTCTTTTTTATTGAAAAAAGAAGACTCACTTAGCAGTTCCGTATTTTTCAACGAATTGATTTTTTTCATTTTCTCAAGCAAACTCATATTTACTCCGTTTCGTTTGTTATATTGTTGATTATTTTATAGAGGGAAACTATCCCTCTTATCATTATTTATTGTCAGCACATCAGCCAAAGAAGCTCTCAAGTGAATTTGTTTTCTCTGGCTTCCAATCAATACAGTCAAGAATGATCTTGATTGGATCCAGATATGCTTTCTGGAATTGTACATCATAATCTACATAGTTGTCAAGTTTAAACTCAGTAGGCAGTCTAGATGGATACGAGATTACGGTATCATTGATTGGATTCGGCTGACGTAGATATGTAAATTTCAGCTTTTCACCTTCTTGAATCACTTGATACTTTTTGGTTAGATCGTGCTTTTTCAAAAGGTAATTGTAGAGTAGCGCACCCTTGACATGAATTGGTGTACCCTTAGTATATATCTGGCTACTGTCTGAGTATGTGTTTAGACCATTCACAGAACGAGGAAATGATATCTCTTCAGGCGGTAATTGACTAAACTCATTTCGGAAGTCTTCAATGAATTTCTGCACAGTTTCTTCATCAGTGGTAACAATCAACTTGATCGTTGCTTTCATCTTTTCACGGATAGCTGACGGTGTTGAAGACTTGACCATTTCCAAACCCATAACTTTCATATGTGGTTCAGCATACTGGACACCTTCGTTGTTGTACACGTTCAGAATGTAACGCTTCTTTGCTGTCCAGATACCTTTATCAGACAAGCCTTCGCGTTTCATTTGCATCTTCTGCGCAAATGCTTTTACATACGTAGCAAGGTCAAGATAAGACTTATCAATAAACGGTTGAATCTTATCTTCACAGACACGGTCCATGAATTCAATGACTTTCGCTGGAGGGAGCGCAAGTTTATCTGGCGCACCATACACCTTTGTAACAAGCTCATTGAGCCTGAGATAAATTGAGTCCGTATCCGATGCAATAACATAATCAGTCCCGTTCGTTTTCAGCAGGCTATTCATGTAGCCATTCAGTTTGTTTTCAATCCAGCGAATCGACAACTGACCAGCAAGAGTAACGGCTAACGCGATTCTCAAGTCATAAAAACGAAAGTACTGTGAACCCATAGCACCATAAGCAGAGTTCAGCGAAACTTTCTTAGCAAGTTGCAGATTATTATATCTAGCAATTTTATTTTCTAATTCGGTGCGTTTTACAGAATCTTTTTCATTCTCATACTCTTGTTGAGCACCCAACATCATCTTCTTGAATTTCTTACGATCATTGTACATGTCT